GGGCGGGTGGGTGGGGCGGCAGCTGCCCGTCAAAAATTTGACGGGGTGGGGTGTCAAAAATCTGACAAACCCCCGTTTTTTGCCCAAGTAACCCCTTGTCAAGTCAATAATTTGACAAACGCGTCAGTAATTTGACGGCCTGGTGTCAAACGTTTGACACAAAAAAGCTGCTTTTTGTTTGTTTTTTATTTGCATTTAATATGTTTTACATGTTAATGTATATATACATTAAGAGGAAATCGGACGGCAATAGCCAAGCGACCCTTAAACAATCCTATGGAAGGGAAAAGACAATGGAAGCATTACTTAAAAACACACAGCGTACTACAGAAATTCAAACTATCATTCTGAAGTTTGCTGAAGTTATTTCTAGTCGTTGTAACCAAAGTGCTGATAAAGCACTCGGTAAACTGATAAGCGGCATTACTAAATTGCGTAAAGCAATGCGAGAGCGTGCCATTAAAAACGGCAACGCTGTCATGGGTAAGAAATATTGGGTTGAAGGCTATACCGTTGAAGGTATGTATCGTTCTAATATTGCTTGGAAGAAATAACAATGATGCGGTTGGCCTTGGTACTAGCAGGAACATTCCTGCTAGTATCTGCTCATTTACTGTACGGTTTAACTATAGAGATGAGCGAGAGTGTAGACAGTCTTATGAGGCTGGCTATGGTACTTCACGCTGTTGCGGCATTCTATGCCGCAGCGGTTATTCAACTAACCATTTGGGATGGAAAAAATGACTAGAGAATTACCATTTAAATGCATGGTTCTCGATGAACCAGAAGAAGTATCAAACATCTTTACAGGCGAGAGCATAATGCTCTCACCAGATGCAGTAGCAGTCTATGATGTTATCATGGGCACGCAAATGTTAGCAGAAAAATCTGGACGCGAAGAGCATTGGCAAATTGTGCGAGCTGGTCTTAATTGGTTCAGAAAGCATGAACCGCGTGCCTACATGGTACTGCTGGATTAATAGGATGGGCGGAGCAATCCGCCCATTTTTTTTCGACTGGAGTTTTGTTCAAATACTGTTCTTACTATATAGAAGGCATGGCCTGCCGACCATGTCGCTAGTCTCACCAGTCCCGACCCCGACCCGAACTATCCCGACCCGAACCCGAATAATTTTGTTTGTTTTTGTTTGTTTTTATGCTAGAGTAAATTGTGGGGTAGCGATGACCGCCGACCAGACATGCGAACAGCACCCCACATTTTTTTAACCGTCTATGGAGGACACAATGACTAAGCAAGAAGCCGAGCAAATTATTCAGGACATCATCGAAGCCGCATTTTTGAATGCGCGTGAAGTTGACCCAGAACAGGCGGAAGAAATCCAAAAAGCCGCTGACATCGTTTTTTCTAATGGAGGATAATATGCATTTTATGGATAAGTTTTTTGAAGATTGCTTGAGGGACTTTAACGTCCCTGACGGCTGGGTGAACATTAGTTATAAGAATGATGTTTGCCCTAGTTTTTATTATAAAGGCTATCAAATATTCGTTAATCATCCTGACCCTAAGAAGAGAGAGATTGAAGGCGTTTCTAGGTTCATTATCATAATCGATTATGAATATGCATATACAGGATGGGTCTTTTATGCGGATACCATTGAAGAGATATTGCCAGAATTGGAAGTGCCATATTTGAGCCGTCCCTTGGTTCACGATAAAGAAGAGTATTTAAGACACGAGCGAGACATGGCAGATACTTGGAGGGAGTTAGCATGAATTACGTTTATGCAACAAGGCCAGACAAGAATGGCGAAAGACATTTGATTAAACGGCTCAAGCCGTTGCCAAAAGTCACGCAGAAACTTTTGAGACTGACTAACATATCTCAAAATCGTATCTTGCAACGTAGGCTCCAAGCAAAATAAATTCTCCATAGGGTGCGGAAAGAGGCGGAGCAATCCGCCTCTTTTTGTTTGTATTTAATATCCTGGGTATGCTATACTAAATCATGTACAATAGTCTAATGGAGGCAATAATGCACAGACTAAAATTTAAGAGTAAAGAGTTTCAACGTATGCTTACACATATGATGAAACACGACCGCAAGATTCCATATGAAAACGAAACAACAAACGACTATGGATTGTGGCTGGTCAAGGACGATGGCATTTATGTTATGTCACCATCTGCTGAACGTGATAAGGACGGTGATGGTGTTCATGTCATTTATGCTAAAGGCTATGACAGAAACCAGCCTGATATTTGGGACAAGACTTACGCTGTTAGTCGTGATGACTTTGCGGAGTTTATCCCATTAGCCAAGAAACAGGTTCAGCGTATGATGGAAACGTGCGAATTAGAGATTGGCATATCAGCAGATGAATTTGAAATCGTAGCATAGGAGGAAAAAATGGGTTTAGACCAATATGCATTTTCAGCAGATGATATTGAAGACATAAAAGAAGGGAACGTTCACTTTCAATTTGAATGGCGTAAACACGCTAAACTTCACGAGTTTATGGTGGATGTATTCAACAAGAAAGGCGGAGTTAATGGTGAGAGCGATTTTAATTGCAATCCTGTTGAACTGTCTCTTGATGATATCGACCAGCTGGAACAAGCAATATGGGCGCGGCACTTACCGCATTCAAAGGGCGGATGTTTTTGGGGTCATGAATTTCAAGAAGAATCGCAAGAGGAATACC